GAGAGAAGCGTTTCGACTACTCAGCTATAGGCGATGCGGTGAATGTTGCTGCGAGGCTCGAATCCAGCACTCGTAAGTTCACCCATGATGTCCTCATTGGTGAGACTACCGCTAAGGCAGTCCACCCTTTCATGGTTCAACCACTAGATTCTATAGAGGTGAAGGGCAAGAGCGAGAAGCTAAGCGTTTACACGCTGTCTGAGGATGCTATCCATGCTGCCCATCTAGCTGATTATTGGGCAGTGAAATAAATCTCTAAAGGGTTGATTTCTGAAATTCTGTCAACCAGGCGCTATATCTTTACTCTCTGGAATTTATGAATTTACTCATAATCCCCGTTATTTCTCTTAGAGTTTTTGTTGTAATGTCTGCGTATTGAGAACCCATCAGCTTGATCTGCATACCCTTTTCGGGAAAAATATCATTCTCGCTAGAGAATATTATGCCGCCATCATCGGAATCGAGATACAGTATTTCTAGCGTCCCCATGCCGTCCTCATCAGGATCGTCCTCATAAACCCAATAGCCATATAAACCCAATCCATACCTGTATTCCTCGTAAATTTTCTTTGTCAGACCAGTAAATTTGCTGTACTCATCTTTCCACATTTCAATAGCTCCTAATTCTTACTAAGTATGTATTCAAAATTCTGTGTCTCTGAATTCAGGCTTATCAATTTAGCTCCATTTCTAATGTGATAATGTGTAGCCATTGGTGTCAGAGGCGAGAGAGTGACAACTCTTTGAAAATGTTTAGTTGTTGCATAGTGAATTGTCTCTTCCATTATTTTCTTGCCACCCCCTTTTTTCTTTGACCATACTGTGTAAGCGATGGCAATGTTTGCGTTTTTCTCGTACAAGCTCACCCTGCTCATTAGGTCTAATTCTCGCACAGAATGAGGCACATCATTTGTAAAGGCCAAGCACACAACCGCTTGAATTTCATCATTATATTCAAGGCCAAAGATTTTTCTATCGAATGAATTCCTCCACTTGAGGTCAAGCTCTGGCCTTACTGGGTCTTCAGAAATATCAATGTTTTTTAGCTCAACAAGTTTTGCTCTATCAATCCATCTAGAATCTGTATTGCTTTTTTTCTTAAACCAGCCGAGCGTTCTTTTCAGACTTAGGGTCATTAGCTTGGCTTATTAATTACAGACCAGCCATGTAGCAGTTGCAAAACTCTCAGCCAGTGCCGCCTCATGTCTACGGGCAAGTTCTTTTTCCTAAGCACCTCTCGGACAGCAGCTACGCGGCGTTTGCGTAGTGTTTCTGGGGTCATTATTGCTCTTCCTCAGTGACGAACTCAGGAGCTAGAGGATGCGTTTTTCTGTCGATCTCAGGGCCAGCCCAGAGCCAATGAGTCCTGCCGCACGATGGGCAAGACTTGAACTCGGCAACTGTGCGTAGATTGCGTTGAACCTTATGATTTTTCATTTCTGCGCCGCAGGAACATTGCATTAGTCTTCCTTCCCCTTCTCTTTTATTTCCCAAGCATCACAGATTTTATCTTCAAATTTTTTCATGTATAGCCAAACTGTTCGAGCAAGTTCTTCCAGTTCTTCCAGTTCTTCCTGATCTTTCTCTTCTGTTGATGAAGAGTGTCTCAGTGAAGGAAATACAATCTGTTGCAAGTCAAATAACACACTATGAAACATATCCACATGGGACTGAAAATCCTCAACTTCATTATCAGTAAGCCTTATGACGCTACACATCTTCTTCATTTCTTCATTCGATTGATGGTCTAAAATGGTGTTTATTATTTTTTCCGACAGCCCTAACGGATTGTCAAATGTGTGGTTTTTGTTCATGCTTCTACCTCAATCAGTAAATCAATGTAATGTCGAGCTTTATTTAGATCCTCAACGCCGCCTTTAGTTTTCACAGATACTTGATGACATTGCCAACCCCATATCCCAGGTTGTTCTTCTCGATGAACTCGAACGGCTGAATGACCATATCTTTGTAGTGGTTGCCGCCAACCTGCTTGTTACTGGCGCTCATGCTCTCCTCCATACTCTGACTCCCTTAGATCCGCTCTCAATGACAGACCTGGCAGTCAACATGAATCCTTGCGTATTTTGCAAATAGGACATCCTGTTGGACAGCACCTTGTAAGCGTTGCTGCCTGCTATCACCCCACGAAAAAATACGCTGTCTCCAGTCTCTAGTTTTCTTAGAATTGAAAAGGGATGACCCTCGTTAAATCTGGCGGCAGGCATAGGGATGCCCTTGTCAATTCTAGGGGTTGCGTCACCCATTAAAGGTCTCGCAATCACAGCAAAGCGAAGGCTCGTCCTCTTCTGGTTCATCTCCGAAAGTAGGATAAAAATGAGTGCCGCATTCCTGGCAGGTCCAGTGTTCAGGAGGGTCTATCGGTCTCTCCGGTAAATCAGGCATGTCGTTTCCTCATTGATAATCTCTAGGCGTCAGGGGTGACATCTGAGTTGGGCAGTCTTCCTGACTCGTTTGCCGCCGCGTTCTAAAGAAGCCTTGGTGTTGTGGGTACATCCTATGGAATCTTCTTGCATAGAAAGGAGAGTAATGGTCATTAAGTTTGAATTCCCTTTCTTTGTCATAGGTTGGCTGCTCTGTTTCCCAGCGGATTCTATGAAAAATTCCCCTGGCTGAGTAATGTTTGAAACCTCGGTTTATTTTTTCTTGCGTAAACCGCACGAACAGATCCCAGACTTCAGGGTGTCCAGAATGAAATGCTGAGACCTGTTCGCGCATTTCATCAAGGCGCGTTGATTTGGAATCAAAACGGGAAGTCATCATCCGGGTCTTCCGCAGCAGGAACAGGCGCAGGCGCAGGCACAGATGCTACCGGAGCTTCGTTGCTACCATCGAATAGGCCATCGAATTGTTTCGGGTAGTAGACATCGCCTGAAACACGGAAGTATTTGTCGCCAGATTCCTTCGCGGTATTTAGCCACGCTGCCAGATTGATCCTGGGTCCAAGATCAGGCGTCTGACCTTTCTTTTCCCAGCCATCGTTCTGTATCAAGACAACCAATGTCTTCAGCATTTCCTTAGTAATTACGAGATGGCCCCTGTATGGCGGCTGTCTGTTTTCTTCGTTTGCGTCTGCATTTCGCCAGAGACCGCCCTGTTTTGTTTTTGGATACTTATCAGCCATTTTTACTCTCCTTTCTCTCATTGATGAGTTGATGCATTTGCTCAATATCTAAAGCGCGAATCTTATCTAAACGTGTATTAAGAGCCTTGATCTCGTTTTTGAAACCAGCGTTGTACAGTTCGACCAAGGTTTTTTTGTTGCCGTTGCTGCTGGTAAATTTGTCCACCCACCCCGCTACCGTCTTTGGATCACCTGATTTCGGTGTCGTTTCTTCAGGTGGTAAGGCGAATTGAAAAATAGTGTGAAAGATGAAGTCTGTCACTTCATCAATGTTTTCAGGGGTAGCCTTGACTACGAGTTCTTTCTGTTCAACCATGCGTTTCTCCAGCGGAGAGGATTGTTTAGGCTTTACCTCTGGTATTTCCTGTGGTGGAGCAGGCGCTTGCTTAGCTGGAGCCTTGACCGTCTGTGCGTTTGATCCGGCATTAACTGTATCCTCACCGGAGTAGATATAATGACCCAGGCCCATGAGGGCCAGGGTCTTTGTCAAACAACGCATCTTGTTGTCAGAAATGTCCCTGCTGTTAGCCGACTTGATTGCGGCGTTCTTATAATCCATAACCGGCAACCACATAG